TCAAGGTATTGATTGATGACTACAAACTGCACGTCAGACCGGACTCTCAAGGCGGATTATGGTATACTGCCAACGAGATGACGATTACACAACAACTTACTTTTTAAATTAGGAGATTTTATGGAACTTAATATATATACAAGTGACATCAGAGATTTTGACGAGGAAGTCGACAGAAAATTTGATGTCAGAGAGGAGTATGGCTCCGATTTGTTTGATGAAAGTGGCAGACTGAGTTGGCTTAAGTACCCATACCCTATTGATTCTTCTACTTATTTAGGTATAATGATGGCTATGCAAGGTCAAATTAGTATGTTAGAAAAGACCGTAGAGCATCTTAAGAACAAAATAGGGTGGGTTAGTGGTTATGATGACCACCGTTTCACTGTAGAGAAAAGTTTAGAATCGCGTATAACTGAACTAGAAACTGCTCTATTTGATGGTAAGAATAACTCAGAACAATCTTTATATGGAGAATAATAGTGAATAAAAAACCTTTAATAAGCAGACTAGCTAAAATCTACAAAGAGCAACAGTACACATATTTTGTTACTGATGGCGAGGGTAACTGTCTCGCTGAAAATATGACAGAAACTGATGCTAGAATTTATGCTATGAAAGACAGTGGTTGGTCTATTGGTAGAGATACTAATCCGGACTTACCTTTTTATAATGATGATGGCGTTGAGATAAGCTATGAAAATAAAGACATATTATCCGAGGAGGATTTGAATGACTAACCCTAATAACAACAAGAACTTTAATGACGAAGCCCTAAGGATTAATAGGACATTAAAAAAGAAACTTGATAAGGTTAATAAAATCGTTGATGAATGTATTGCTTGTGGGTATAAGCCTAATGAAGATATATTTAAGATATTAAAAGAGGTTTTATCGTGAGATGTAAATGTTGTGATAATTTATTGACTGAATGGGAGTCTAAAGCTAGAGACCCTAAAGAAAAGAGTGAGTTTCTAGACTTGTGTGGTGTCTGTAGATACCACTCCAATCCCTATTCTTATCTTGATGATGACGAGATACTAAATAAACTTGATATAACTGTTGACTCTGGTTGATAAATAGTTTAAAATATTACTATAGATTCAATTAAAGTATTAATCATTATGATTATCACTTTAGTTGAGTCTTTAGTTTAGTTTGTGGTGTTTCTATAGACCGGCACTGCAATCTCTTTTATAGGTCTTGAGGAAATTATATGATTACTACAGGTATAGCAAAGTACGTCTATCTAGACAGTACAGAAAAGTTCAACGGTGAGGACACAGGTAAGTACACACTTACTGTCGCTGTTGATGACAAGGAAGCCAAGACACTAGAGAAAGCCGGTGTCAAGGTACGCACTATCAACACTGAAGATGGAGGGTCTTATAGAGCGCGTAAATTCTCTACTAAATACCCGTTATCTTTCGAGATGATAAAGACTGACGAGGGCGAAGCAATCGGTCACGACTTTGGTGCTGAGTCAGAGGTGCAAGTGCTGTGGAAAGCAGGTCAAGCCCACCCACAACACGGAGTAGCAACATACTTGACTGCTGTCAAGGTCACTAATCGTACCGAAGGGTACAAGTCTGCAGATGCTGAGACGAGTGAATTCTTTGCCTAAGCAATCTACATTCGTAGAGCATAAGCCCTGTCCTGCCTGCAGAAATGCAGGTGGGGATAGGTCAGGAGATAACCTGTCGATTTATTCCGATGGTCACGGTTATTGCAATGCGTGTGGTCACTACCAAAAAGATGACACCGGTGTCAACAATTATATAGAGGAGAAAAAGCCTATGCAAACAATCACACCGAGAGGTGTATCTAATGCGTCAATTAAAGACAGACGTATATCATCTAGCATCACATCAAAGTTTGGTGTGACTGTAAGTTACGACAAGAAAGGTCAGATAGAGAAACATTACTATCCATACTACGACTCTAACGAGAGCAACAGGCTACTCGGCTATAAAGAGAGGACTGTCGCAACTAAAGAGTTTCAAATCATTGGTACTAACAAAGGCTCAGGTCTGTTCGGACAAAATGCTAATCGCTCAGGCGGTAAGTATCTGACTATTTGCGAGGGTGAAATTGATGCCCTCTCGATTTCAGAGATGTTCGATGGCAAGTGGCAGGTAGTATCACTCAAGAACGGAGCGTCATCTGCATCACGTGACATCAAAGAGAATCTAGAATACATAGAATCCTTTGATAATATAGTCTTGTGTTTCGACCAAGACCAAGCCGGTAATGATGCTGTCAAGGCTGTTCAGGATATTATATCTGTTGGTAAGCTGAAAGTTTGTAAGCTACCTATGAAGGACGCTAGTGATATGCTAGTCAACGGTAAGGTCAAAGAGTTTACTAATGCTTGGTGGTCTGCTGAATCTTATACTCCGGCAGGAATTGTCAGAGGTAAAGATACTTGGGAACATCTATTAAAAGACGAGAACCTAGTGACTGTCGACTATCCTTGGGAAGGTCTTAACAAACTGACGTATGGCTTTCGTGCTAAGGAACTAGTGACTATCACCAGTGGCTCAGGTATGGGTAAGACTAGTGTTGTCAAGGAACTAGAAGCATACATACTTGATAAGACTGATGACAACCTAGCTATCATTCACTTGGAAGAATCAATAGAGCGTAGTGTTAAAGGCTTGATGTCTATAGAAGCCAACGCACCTATACATATCCCACAGTATGAGCGTGAACTTAGTGACGAGGACAAGAAAGCATTGTGGCAGAAGTCTGTCGGTGATAAGAATGTTTTCTTCTATGACCACTTCGGCAGTATGTCTGAGGATTCCTTGCTCAATGTAATCAGAACTTATGCTAAGTCTTATGACTGTAAGTGGATTGTGTTAGACCACCTATCAATCGTAGTCAGTGACCAAGACGGTATACTTGACGAGCGTAAGGCAATTGATGCCATTATGACTAAGCTTAGGAAGATAGTACAGGAGACTGGCGTAGGCTTGTTCCTTATATCTCACCTCAGACGACCACAAGGTAAGCCGCACGAAGAAGGTGGACAGGTGAGCCTATCAGAACTTAGAGGTTCCGCAGCAATTGCCCAGTTATCTGACATAGTTATAGGCTTAGAGCGTAACCAACAAGATGATGACCCTGTCATTCGCAATCAAACTACACTGCGTGTGATTAAGAATAGGTTCTCAGGTCTGACAGGTAAAGCTTGTAAGTTATATTACAATGCAGAAACAGGTAGATTATCGGAGGTAATGGATGAAGTCGACAGCTTTTTTTGATATAGAAACTGACGGGCTCAACGCTACTAAGATACATTGCATATGTGCGATGCTTAATGACGGTGAGTCTACTGTATATAATTTTATAGGAGACAATTCAGATGGATTATTTCGAGACTGGTTGGCATCAGAGGATGTCGGTACTCTTGTTGGACACAACATTATTGGCTTTGATGTTCCTGTTCTGCGTAGGCTTAGTAGCTTTCGTTGGGACTTTAATCTTCGGGACACTTTGGTTCTTAGTCGACTACACAATCCTAGCCTTGACGGTGGACATAGTCTAAGGTCTTGGGGTGAGCGACTTGGTAACTATAAGGACGACTATCAAGGTGGTTGGGAAGAGTATAGCCAAGAGATGTTATCTTATTGCCAACAAGATGTTCGTGTCACTAAGGCTTTGTATGAGCGTCTAAATGATGACACCGGTGTCAACAATAATGCAGTAGATTTAGAACATAACACTGCTAACATCATTAAGACACAGACCGACAACGGTATGCAACTCAACGAGAGCAGAGCATATGAGTTGTTAGCTGAGATGAAAGAGAAAGTGTTTGACATAGAGGACGAGGTACACAAGAGATTTAAACCTCTGCCTGTATGGGTTAGCTTACCACACCCTAAAGAAAAGAAACACAACAAAGATGGGAGTATATCTAAAAGGTATCAAGCACAACTAGATAGAGGTGCTAGGCGTTATATTGGTGATGATATAGCAGGTCACAGAACTCCAGAATTTAATGACCCTTACATACAAGATAGTATAGAGGTGGGTGATTGGGGTTACTTTGAACACCCTGAGTTTAATCTTGGCTCACGCCAGCAGATAGCTAAGTATCTACAGCACTTTGGTTGGAGACCTATGGCTTTTACTGAGAAGGGTAGTGTTATCGTTGATGAAAAGGTTCTTAAGAATATTAAGATACCCGAAGCACAGTTGATTGTTGACTACCTTACTATTACCAAGCGTGTTGCTATGGTTAAGAGTTGGGTTGAAGCTATCAACGAAGATACAGGTAGGATACACGGTAATGTTAATCCTTGCGGTGCAGTGACAGGACGTATGACACACTCCAAGCCTAACTGTGCTCAAGTCCCTGCGACTAGGCACGACAAGAAAACCGGTGAAATACTTTGGGGTTTCGAGGGTGGCTATGGTGCTGACTGTCGTGACTTGTGGACTGTGCCTGATGGCTATAGTTTAGTAGGTTGTGATGCCAGTGGTCTAGAACTTAGGATGCTCGCTCACTATATGAATGATGCTAAGTATACTAATGAGATACTTACTGGTGATATTCATACTGCTAATCAGAAGTCAGCAGGACTACAGACAAGAGACCAAGCTAAGACTTTTATCTATGCGTTCCTTTATGGTGCAGGTGATGCTAAGATTGGTGAGGTTGTAGGAGGTGGGTCATATCTAGGACGTAAACTTAAGAAGAACTTTCTTGATAATACTCCTTCTTTAAAATTACTAAGAACTAAGGTCACTAAATCCAGTGAGAAAGGATGGGTGACTGGGTTAGATGGACGTAAGCTACACATACGTTCTCAACACTCAGCTCTTAACACTCTACTTCAGAGTGCAGGTGCTGTGATTATGAAGAAAGCGTTGGTGTTACTAGATGCATATGCTACACAGTACAAGATAGATTATAAGTTTGTACTCAATGTGCACGATGAATTCCAGTGTGAGGTCAGAGATGACCAAGCTGATTTCTTCGGTGGTCTAGCGGTAGGGTCTATCGTACAAGCAGGTAAGTCTTTTAAACTAAACTGTCCACTGGACGGTGAATATAAGGTAGGTAAAACGTGGCAACAAACACACTAGGAACAAAAGTAACATATTTAAAGAATGATACGGTCAAACTAGTAATGTCTATGGACGATTATAGAACATTACTGCAAGGAAACATTGATTTAAAAAGTGCAGTTGAAATGATGGGTGAATGTCATACGATATACTTGGAGGATTTAGGAACTCTAGATGCTCTTGAGTGGAAGATGGCAAAGGTTCTTGGCTTTAAGCGTAAGAGAAGCCCTTCTACTGGCGGAGATGGTGGATATTATTTCGGTAGTTATGTTCTTAGTAACCATATATATGCGGAGAAAGATTAATGAAAAGTACAGAAACTTTAGTAGACGACATATATCGTATGATTGACACCAAGGTAATACCTAAAGGTGTAGATGTCGAAGAAGCAATAGAAACATTTGGTGAGAACTGCAAACAGATGATGCGTAACAACATCACAGAGAGTAAGTTTGATAGACGTAAATTACGTATGTCTAACATAGGTAAGAAAGATAGACAGTTATGGTACTCATACAATGGGTACAAAGGTGAGGAGCTTATGCCCCACACTAGAATCAAGTTCCTCTATGGTCACTTGATTGAAGAACTAGCTCTCGCTCTTACTAAACTATCCGGACACAGCGTTACTGATACTCAGAAGAAAGCAGAGGTTGCCGGTATCAAAGGTTCTATGGACTGTAAGATTGATGGTGTACTAACTGATGTTAAGTCATCATCACCTTATGGGTTCAAGAAATTCAAGGATGGCTCACTTATTAATGATGACCCTTTTGGATACGTAGACCAAATCAAAGGCTACGCTCACTCTGAGAAGACTAAAGATGTAGGTTGGTTAGTAATGGATAAGACTAATGGACACCTGACATATCTAAAGTATGATATGGAAGACGAGTCTAAATGGTACTGGACTAAGCTTAACTTCTTCTCGATAGTAGATAGGATTAAGAATATTAAGAGAGTAGTTAAACAAGCAGAGCCACCTAAGAGATGTTATGAACCTATACCTGATGGTAAGTCAGGCAATATGAAACTTGCTGTAGGCTGTAGCTACTGTGCTTACAAGCAACAGTGCTGGGGTGACGAGCTTAGAACTTTTATTTATTCTACTGGTCCTCGCTACTTAGTAAAGGTAGAGAACGTACCATCTGTACTGGAGGTTGATAAAGATGGCAACAAAATTTCGGAGTAAGCTAGAGAAGGAATGTTCAGAAGCTCTTGGTAAAGAGTGGTTGTATGAGCCTTGTAGAATAGCCTATACAATACGTAAGAACTATACTCCTGACTTTGTTAAGGGTAAGTATCATATAGAAGTTAAAGGATTCTTTAGAAGTGGGGACAGACAGAAGTATAAATCTATTGCTGAGCAAATGACATTTGAAGGCAAAGAATTAATCTTCCTTATGCCTAGACCTGATGCTAAGGTAGCCAAGGGTAATAAGATTACTTATAGACAGTGGTGTGATAAGTATAATATTAAAATATTTTCAACAAAAGAAATAAAGGAGCTAAAAGAATGGACGAAGATAACATAAATCCTAACCATTACAAGCGTGGTAATATAGAATGTATTGACTTTATTCTAGACCAAAATATGGATTATCTCACCGCCAGTATTTGTAAATATGTTTTTAGGTGGCGTGATAAGAATGGTGTAGAAGATTTGAAGAAGGCTCGGTGGTTCTTAGATAAACTTATAGAGCACGAAGGAGGTCAGTATGGCTCTAACACTGAATGAACTAAAGGAACGTATAGTTCAAGAGATAGTAGACCCTTGTACTCTGTGTGAAATCTTAGACATAACAACAGAAGATTTGCTACACGAGTTCGAGGATAAATTAATGGATAAACGAGAGGAGTTTGAAGATGAAGATGATGATGATATCAATTGAAAGTTTTGCACTACTGATGTCAACTCTATTAATAATAGGAGGTTTCTTATTATGGAGACACGGTACTAAGTGTTATGACAGAGGACTAATGGATGCTGTCTTGATGCACAGAGAAGGAAGGCTACACTATAATACTTATTTAGATGACAATGGCGACAAGATGGTCAACATTGAAATCGACCCAATAGAAGGAGAAGATTAAATTGAACACATTACCAAATGATTACCAAAACTTTATAGCACTTAGTAGGTACGCCCGATGGCTACCTGAGAAGAAGAGACGAGAGACGTGGGCAGAGACTGTCGCTCGTTACTTTGATTTTATGGAAGTACATCTCAAAGAGAATACTAACCAAGAGCTAGTACCTAAGACTCGTAAGGTACTTGAGGATGCTGTACTTAACTTAGAAGTTATGCCTAGTATGCGAGCCTTGATGACAGCAGGACCTGCTCTAGCTAAGAACCACATAGCAGGATACAACTGTGCTTACCTTAGTGTCGACCATCCTAAAGCATTTGATGAATGTCTGTTTGTCTTGATGCACGGTACTGGTGTAGGCTTTAGTGTTGAGCGTCAGTTCGTTAACAAGCTACCTGAAGTACCGACAGATATGGTAGAAGTAGATGATACTATAGTAGTCCAGGATTCTAAGGAAGGCTGGCAGTCTGCATTTCGCAAGCTAATCACTTACTTGTATGATGGTGAGATGCCCAAGTGGGACTTTTCTAATGTCAGACCTAAAGGTGCTAGGCTCAATACTTTTGGTGGTAGAGCTAGTGGTCCTGAGCCTCTATTAGATTTGTTTAACTTCTCTACTAACATCTTCAAGGAAGCAGGTGGTCGTAAGCTAACAAGCTACGAGTGTCACCGTATGATGTGTAAGATAGCAGAGGTAGTTGTAGTTGGTGGTGTACGCAGGTCAGCTCTTATGTCTCTATCTAATCTAACTGACGAACGTATGCGTGGTGCTAAGTCTGGTCAGTGGTGGTCAGTCACACCTGAAATGGCATTGAGTAACAACAGTGTATGCTACACAGAGAAGCCCGACATTGGCATTTTTATGAAAGAGTGGACATCATTATATGAGTCTAAGTCTGGTGAGCGTGGTATCTTTAATAGAGAAGCAGCAATTAAACAGGTAGCTAAAAATGGTAGACGTGATACTAACCACGACTTTGGATGTAATCCTTGTAGTGAAATACTACTGAGAGATGGGCAGTTCTGTAATCTAACTGAGGTAGTAGTAAGAGCAGAAGACACACAGAAGGATATACTCCGTAAGGTTAGACTAGCTACTATACTCGGTACATTTCAATCATCACTAACTAACTTTAAACGCTTGCGCCCTAAGTGGGTACACAATACAGAAGAAGAAGCACTACTTGGTGTATCTCTTACTGGTATTATGGACAACAGCTTTATGAATGGTAGTAATACAGATAGAGGACACCACGGTAAGCGCAGTCTTCCTGATTTTCTATCTGACCTTCGCAAAGAAACAGTAGTAACAAATAAACATTGGGCTGAACTAATGGGTATCAATCAATCTACTGCTACTACTGCTATTAAACCTAGTGGTACAGTCAGTCAGTTAGTTGATAGCGCTAGTGGTATACATACTAGACACAATGATTACTACCTACGTAGAGTTAGAGCAGATGCTAAAGACCCAATAGCACAGCTTATGGAAGACCAAGGCATACCTTGTGAAGCTGATGTAATGAAACCTAATAGTGTTAAGGTATTTACCTTCCCTATGAAAGCACCTGAAGGAGCTATACTTAGGAATGACAGGACTGCTTTAGAACAGCTAGAGCTATGGCTTACTTACCAAAGATACTACTGTGAGCATAAGCCTAGTGTAACCATTAGTGTTAGAGAGCACGAGTGGATGGAAGTAGGGGCGTGGGTATACAAACACTTTGATGAAGTGTCAGGTGTAAGTTTCCTACCACACTCTGACCACTCATATCAGCAAGCACCATACGAAGACTGTACTAAAGCAGAGTACACAGCACTGGCTAAGAAGATGCCTAAGTCTGTGAACTGGGACTTAATCAGTGAGTATGAGCTTACAGATATGACAGTGGGTACTAAAGCATTAGCCTGTACTGGTAGTGTGTGTGAGTTAGTTGACCTAGTAGAAGAAGAGAGGGATGTAGAATGAACCTTCTAATAATAATACTAGTAGGCGTAGGGCTTGTGCTTGTTGACGACAACCCTAAAGACTTACCAACAATAGTTGAGGAGCAGTTAATCTGTAAACCTTTTGATTCTAATATGTGTGACGGATGGAGAAAAGAATGATATATAAAATAAGAGATTTAATTATGTTATTAATAGCAGGTACAACAGCAGGTTGTATGGTGTATGTAGTTATGTTTTTAAATGCACTACAGAAAGGATGGCTTGTATGAATGAGAGTAAAGTTATAGAAGCACTTAACGGTTTGCAGTATAACTTTGAACCGATGGACGACAAGTTCTCTAGGTATGATGCCTTTGATAAAGACCACGGTATTATGTTAGAGATTAAATGCAGGAATAAACATTACCCTGATACTATAATTGAGAGGATAAAATATGATTGGAATAAAAAGTTTGCAGAGAAAAACAATTTTGAATTTTGGTACGCAGTGGCTATGCCGAGTACAAAAGATGACACCGGTGTCACGATTATTTATGTCTTTGACCCTGCCAATATGGAGGATGAAGAAGAAGGTTATGACTTTAAGTGGCACACAAAAAAACTCCCTCAGAACACGGAGTTCAAAGGGAGGAGTTGGATTGACAAAGAAGTAGGGTATCTACATATAGATGATGCCCTTATGTCCTTTACCGAGAGGACGAATCATTAGGTATAGCTAACATACCTACTCCAATATTACCATAACCCTGCAGTTGCCTACCTTGTTCATAGAGTAGGTCTGCAGGTTTTGCTTTGGCTGTTTGCATTTCTTTTACCATAGCTTTATAATCATTTAGTTTTGCTATAGGGTTATCATCAGCAATAGCCTTAACTCTTTTTTTCTTACCTGTGTCGTATCTGATTCCTTTAATATTAGGTTCAGCAGTTCTTTTACTAGACCTTAGAGACATAGTTTTTATGTTGCCTATAGTTGGTGTTGTTATCATAACAAGTCTATTAGGCAAGGCGTATTTATTAACAAAATTAGGTATAAATTTTTCTAAGAAATTATGTTCATCACTAACCGCAGACACCATACGACCTGACGGTTTAAATCCTGAAAGAACATTAACTCCACCCTCTGTAATAGAGCTACCTGCCATACTAAAATTCATCCACACATTACCATCTTTAATTTGTATTGATGGTGTGTAAGTTTCACGAGGTGCGTTAACTTTATCTTGCCACCACTGTTTACTAAAAATATTTTTACCGGGAATTCCTGTTGTTTTAAATTTTCCTATTCCTTCTTTCTTAGGTCTTGTGTATGTCTGCTTACCAAGATACTCTGCTAATTCTTCAAGGCTCATTTTCTCTACCGCAGGGTTATCAAAAGCTTTCTGAACTACATCTAACTCACCACCTTCCTTACCTAGATATCGTTTCATATCACCAAAGTGATTGCCTCCTACAGTACCACTGTCATTCTTTATAAAAAACTGAGAGTTGTCTGCTTTAGAAATAGAAACTTTATTATCCTTCCAAACATTTCCAATAATATCTTCCATAGCATTTAGTTCTTCTGTAGTAGCAACACCTGAAGAACCTTTCTGTACTGAATGAAAACCTTCTGCTTGTTCTGCATAGCTCCCTTTCTTAAAAGGAACGTATCCTCTGTTACCTAGCTTCAGCATTAGTTGTTCGCTTAATTGCCTTTCACCAACAGCACCTGATTGTTTTGCTATGTGTGATTGATACAAAGCTCTATGAACATATTCTATATCTTCATTAACTTTAGGGGATATAGGTTTACTTATCATCCCTTCTCTATTTATCTTATCACTTCTCCAGAGTGCTCTATTTTCTGGAATAGCTGTAGTTTTTATTGCGTTTTTTAAACCTACTCCTACAGTCTTAGCTACACCTGCAGCCCATTCTGCTCCTTTGTATGTAGCAACTGACATAGGTTGGGACAAAACATCATTGGCAGGCATAAGCATTGGTGAATCAAAGGCTTTACCTACTTTCATTTTCTCTGCCCTAGCTTTAGTTGGTACGCTAGGTCCATAAAATTCATCTATGTAATTAGGAATTGCCGATAGCGTAGAGCCTTTCATTGCACCCTTCTCTACATTAGCACCGGCTTTAGCACCAGCACGCATCATACCCATACCTTTAAATATAGAGCCAATAGGTACAGCATTTAAAGGGTCTACTAATAAATTAGCTAAGGTGGAAGCTATGTAAGCGCTGTGCTCAGCTCTTCCTTCTCGTTCAGACCAACTTTTTTTAGCTAAGTCTTCATCAAATAATTGTTCAAAATCATAGTTCTCTTCTTGGTTCCAACCACGAACCATACCCTCAAAGCGAGTCTCATCTTTTCTCTTGCCCCCTACAAAATATCCTTGTAGTGCATTAGAAGGCTTGTCTATAGCACTAAGTGTTTCAGTAAACCAACCCATTATAGACCTACTTTATTTAAGAATAATAATCTATTGTATCTATCAGCTTCTTCTCTTCTTCTTTCTAAGTGAGGGTCCGAAGGCTTCTCATACTGCTCTGAAAATACTTGAGCTTTATCTTGTGCTGACCCTTGACCTTTAAATGAATCAGAGAGCATACCTCTAGCCCTCCAACCTAGGTCGTGAGGTCTACTACCCTTCTTTCCATAGATGTTTGAGTGTACAAACTCAGCTTGTTTGTCTTTAGTATTCTCACCATCACTTATAAAATTATTGTAGTCTCTTAACTGACCTTTCTCAAACTGGAACATTCCTCTTCCGGGACCACCACCTTGTTTTTGTTTCTCACTAAAACTACCACCAGTCTCAACAGATATGTTAGCCAATAGAGGAGCTAAGTTTTTATACTCAAAGCCTGCTTTTAATAAACTATTAATAGCCTGCTGTTCATTAGCTGTAAATATACCTTCCATTAATTCTTTAAAGCTTGTTTTGCTTTCTTTTTTATCTTATTAAGCTCAGCCCTTATAGACTTAACTTGTTTACTATAATCTTCTTTGCTTAGTCTTCCACCTTTATAATCTTTAAAGGCAGAATTAAGTAATCGAGTAAGTGATTCCATCTGACCAGTATACTTCATACCTATACGATTCTTAAACTTATTCATCTGGTTCTTGTCATAAGTCTTTAACTTAATACCGGGTATTAAATTTAGCATAGCTTCTTTAATAGTTGAGTCATCTTTAGTAGGATGCTTCTGACCATTAGCTTTAATAGAATTAGATAACTTACTCCACTGATGATACATAGGCATAAACTCTTTCTCTAATATATTCATTCGTGCGCCTCTCTCGTAGCTTGGTATGTCAGAACCAACACCCGGAAGCATAGACTTACTAAAGGTATCAAAGCCAGTAGCAGCTTTAGCTAAACTTCCGATAGCACCAAAGGATGGTTGCAACGGAGCAGGAACCATAGGTATATGTATACCTGAGCCTTCTATGTCTAGTATGTCACCACCCGGTATGAACCTAGTAGTATCAAGGTATTGACTCTTGTCTGTTCTAGGAACTTTAATTAAAGAACTAGAAACACCCGGCATACCTAAAGAACTTAGGTCATAACCCATATTTAATTCTTTCTGGTACTTACGTTCTAACTCATAGTCACCCGGAGCTATATCTTCTCCTACCATATTAGCACCTTGTAATATTAGTGCCCACTTAGCCAGCTTCCAAGGTCTTTTCACAGCAGTCTCAGCTAGTATAGGAGCGATTCTGTAAGTGTAGGCAATGAAAGGTAAGGCTGACTCTCTAAGGAGCCTAATTCCCGGGGCTGATATTTCGTAGTCTAGCATAGACCTGCGTGCAAATCTTGCAGCTTCATCAGGACTCTCTCCCATTGCTAATCTAGTTTTAAATGCACCGAGTCTGAACACTTGGTCCTCTGCTTGATAGAGTGTATCCATTGGGGTCTGCTTAGCAAACGCTTTAACTTTATCCCAACCTCTCTGTAGTGTACTTGAGAACTGTGCATCATCTTTATTTTTAAGAGACATATACTTTTTAAAGATAGCAATCTCGTGGTCCTTTAATTCTCTTGACATCATATCAGCATCGAAGACACCTAACGATTCTGCTAGTTTAAAATCTTCTGACTTTTCACCTTTTAAACCTGCTTTTAAGAAATCACTACCAGCACTGCGTAGTTTTTTCCAGTCACCATCTTGCCAATCATACAAGACAAAGTTAGAGCCTACGTTATTAGTGTGTACTGTAGGATTTAAAGTTGTCTTACCTCTCTTCCAAAACTGAAGAGCTTTATGATGAAACTTAGTAAGACCACCAAAGCTACCATCACCCCTGTTCCATCTCTTATAGCTGTTAGCTATAGTAAGGTCAGTATATACTTCTTTAGGAACCCATTTGCCAGACAGAGAACCAAACTCTTTTACATCAGTTCCTTTAATAGTTGTTCCGGGAATCTGCATCCACTCATTCCCTGAATCTGCAGGCTTCTTTGAGAGTGATACAGGGCTACCATCTATAATCATTTTATCTATATCGTCATAGAATTTAAAAGCAGAGATGTCATTAACCATAAGATTACCGGTCTTAGCCATTGCGTGCCCAGCGCTTAATACCTCACCCATCTTTGCTCTATCTTCTGGACTCCAGTCTTTATTAACCTTTACGGTCTTAGCACCTGCGTCTTCACTAACTATTCTCCAACCATCTTTTGTATGAGCACCAACTAAGTCTTTAGCAATAACTTTAGTCTCACCTCTACGCATAAACTCAGCACCAAATACTCTTATTTCTTTCTCAGCACCCATTCTTTTCTTGACATAAGGGTCTTGATGTTTTTCATAAGAACGGTATAAGTACTTACCTTTGTTTGTTGTATACACTGCTTCATCTAGTATCTTTAAGTCTACTAACTCCTGACCTATTTCATCTACTAGTTTCCTACCTTCATCAGTTAAATCTTTAAGATGACCGGGCATTTTAGTTTCTTCACCAGTAAGTAATTTATATAGTAGCTTATCATCAGCTAAACCTAGCGTTGCATACTTGCCTACTACCTCGTCAAACCTTGAAGCCCATTGTTGTTCTGCTTGTCTTCTATTCATCTTAGCATTAACGTATGCTTTAGGAAGACCAAAATTATCAATAAAATATTTACCAAATGTCTGACCAAACTTGTGCTCTTTAATAGCAGTGCCACCTTTTTTTATTTGGTTATATATAGGTGCACCTACGTTAGCGCCTACTTTAGCTACTCCCTTTGAAATCATTCCTAAATCTTCAGCTACTTTGCCGGTGTCTATTGCAACACCTAGATTAGAGTATCCCTTTTTCATCGCAGGTAACATAGAATTACTAAACTTAAACATAGCAGGTGATAAGACTCCACCACCAGCAACTCCATAAGCTGTGTTAGATAACCTTGTGTTGCCTGCTTCTTTGTCAACGTAACCAATAGGTGCTGATAGTGCTCCAACCATCATACCTGCTTTAGTAGCACTCCATAAATTCTTAGCTTTCATTCCGGGTATAACCCAACCTACTGGGTCACCAAACAAACCTGCTGTATAAGCAGCTAATATAGTACCTCCATATTCTGGGTCAGCTATATACTCATTGAGCTTGACCATATCTGCAGCCATCTCATCTTCTTGTATATTAAATAATTGTTTTATACCACGATAGGTATCGCCTACGCCTAAGCGTGCAGCAAAAGCTGCTTTATCTGCAACTGAATCGTGAGAATAAGTCTGCGATAGAGTAGGCTCTTGAAAAATACCATTTAAATTGACTGGGGTATACGTAGGTTTTTTACCTTGGTTTGCCAATGAACCAAAAGAAGATAAATCTACAACTGTGTCTGCCATTGAGACTCCTTATTAATTACGTTTTATACGTGCTTCTGGTATCTGAATTCCTTGGTTTCTATAATCTTTAACATTCTGGAATCTCCATTTTTTAAACGCTTTGAATTCTGCCTTACCTTCTTTAGTGTTAGAAAAATCTATTGCTTTATAATAAGTATATCTTTTATCAGCATTGCTTCGTTTTACATCTACTTCAGCATTATCAATCATAGAAGCATAAAGTGCATCACCTGATAATGTAGGGTTTGGGTCCCTTGCTACATCAAAGCTAGCTCTAGTATTACCAGCACCTGTAAGAATGTCCATACCAGCAAATGCTTTATCTTGTAAAGCTCCTGTTACAATTGCTCTAAGCATATCTTTATTAAAAGAAGGCATATTTT